ACGTAGGCGATGGCGTCGTTATCGGCGGCGAGCGCGGAGACCAGAACGGTGCCATTGACAGCACCGGCTGGCGGGCTGTTGATGGAGACGGTCGGGACTACGCGATCAACACAGAGAACGCCAGCAGCGATCATGGCACGAGGTTCCCCGCCGCCCACCAGTCGTTTGCGGAACGCTTGATCACCGAGGCGACTCCGTACTGTCCAGCGATCCGCAGATTGTTATTGTAGGCGCGGAGGGTCACACCGCCTGCGGCAGCGATGGACGTCTGCCCCGCGCCTATCTGGGCAATGGTAACCTGGGAGCCGACCGGGAACGTCGTTGTCCCGTCGTTCGGGATCGTCACGGTGTTCGCGCCCGCGACGTTCATCTCGACCAGGCTATTGCTATCCGGAAGAGTCAGAGTGTAGTTGCCAGGCCGGACGTTCGGCCCGGAGATCGTCGGGATGGCCCACGAACCGTCACCCAGTAGCTGTCGTGTCCGGTCGTTCGGGAATCCTGAGAGCTTGCTGATCAGGATCGCCGCCGCCGCCGAGATGTCGGCGTCCACGATGGTACCGTCCGCGATCAGAAGCGATGTGATCGCTCCAGCTGCGATGGATCCGACGGTGGCCCAAGTAGCTCCGTCGTCGTACCACATGATGCGGGTATCGGTTGTCCACCAGAACCGCCCGCCGCCCGCCTGATGCGCAGCTGCCTGCCGAGCCGCGTCGGTACCTTGGTTGAAGAGAACGTCCACGTCGGCGGCGAGCGCCGCGTAGCTGATATGGAGGGCGATGTCAGCACGGTCAGTCCGGTTGACAGGATCCGGATACTGAATCCCCCTTCTTGTTGTAGTGAGCATAGCCCTCCTAGTGGATGTTCGCGTACGTCTGGAATGCGTGGTACATCGAGTCGTACGTGTCGCCCCGGTCGTAGATGAACTCGTACGTCGGTGGCGGAGCGACACCGACGACAAGCGTCCAGCTGAGACCAGCCGGTTTCGCGTACGTGTTTACATATCTCACGAGCGGCGACGTCAGGCTCGTATCGGCCGGAGCCTCTGAAGTATTGATCGTCACGGTGAAGTGGTAGGGACTGGTATCGCGCTCGTCAATCTTGACGGTCTGCGTCCCAGTCAGGAAGAGTCGAACCGCGGCGGCGATTGCCGCAGCCGTACCGCGCTGCCAACTTGCGTGATCTCGGATCTGCTGCCGTTTCTGCGCCGGTGTCAAGCCGACGTAGAGGCGCATGCCGAGTAGCTGGCCCAACCAATCCAAGCCAGCGTCGGGGATTCGGTTGATGTCGAGAACGATTGACCAACCAGGCTCGCCGTTCGGCCCGTCCTGGACGAGATCCGCTCCGTCCTGGAACATCTGGCCGATAGCGTCGATGTAAGCGAGCAACGGCCAGCCCAGGCGAGCTTCCGCGCCGGTCAGCGGCTCCAAGTTGTCGTACAGCCGCTGGGTTACGTCTTCGATGGGCCAGCCGTAGCTACTCATGGAGTCGCCGTTCCGAGGATGTTCTGAGCTTGCGTCAAAGTTGCATGGCCGGGAAGATTGATGTCAACCGTTCCGAGCGGCTGTCCATGAATAGCCATCGACATAGAGAGAACGCGATCCACCCCGTCAGCCTGTCCGAGAACATTCAGCATCTTGTTGTAGTAGACTACGTTCGTCTCTACCCAGGTCTGCGCCTGAGCAGTCACATCGGTGACCGTCGGATCCTTTCCCCAGTTTGCTGGATTGAGGTAGTCCGTCACTCGCTGTACGGCGTTCGCCTGTACCACCGACTGGGTATAGCCGACGAGACACTTGACGTTGAACGTAACATCGATCAGCGTCGTCGTCGGATCGAAGACGTTGACGACGAAGTTGATCTCGCGCATCGACTGTAGGTAGGCATCGAGACTTGCCTTGACCGTAGCGTTGACCGCTTGCCCCTGATCGTCCACCGCGGCGATTCCGATCATCCGCTGGTTATTGAACGTTCCGTCGGCCGGGTTGTATCCATCCAGAACAACCGAGCGATAGACGCCGGCAACGTCGAGCGCGGCGAGCGAGAAGTCAGACGGAATGACCGGACGCTGCGACAACCGCTGGAGCTTGCGCGCGAGCCGGTTGTTGTAGTCGCTCGATAGCTCTGCGTCCTGACCGCCGGACGAGACGCCTGTGAGCGTCACCGTCGTCACGAACGAGAGCGTGTCCAGCAGAGGCACTTGAACCCCAGCTCCTCCGAGACCGCTGAGCGCAGCTCCGGTCTCTATCGAGCTGAGTTCTACAGCTCCTGCCGCCGTCTGGCTGGATCCGGCAGGGATGACGGCGTCGAGGATCACCTGGAACGCATGATCGACGCCGACGCTGTCCCGGATCGCGACCTGCGTTCCGGCCGGCACGAGATAGCCGGTATTGTCTTGCATTGTCCAGGTAGATGCGATGATGGCAGAAGTCGCGTCGAGCGGCGGCAGCCCGACCAACGTTGCCCCATACCACTGGAAGATCGTATCCGGAACGTCCTGCGCCAGACCCAGGAAGTCGGACGCCTGAGACGCGACGATCTGAAGGATCCAGGTATCGAGGTTGTTGTCGTTCTCCAGCCAGTTTGGAACCTTGTCCTTGATGGTCGAATACGCCTCGGCCAGAAGGTCGGCCGGATCCGACGCAATCGGGTAATCGATGTATCCGCTCACCTACCCTCCTTTCGCCACAATCGAGACGCCGATGTTGATGTGATCGATCAAAGTATCGACGCGATCCGTCTTCTCGTTGACCGCGAGCAGAGCGCGAGGCTCTTGGTTGGAGATCCAGTTGTCGATGTCCTCTGCGCCGAGCGGCTGCTTACGCATCCCGAGATCGGGGATGCCGAACGTCGGTACCTCGGTGCGCCATCCGATGTGCGTGCTCGCGATAGCGATGACGCAGTTGGCCACGTCGTCGAGCGACCCCTGCTCGACAACGGTGGCCCCGGCCTTGCCGAGTTGGAACGGCAGATCGAAGTGCGGTACGTCAGGCACCGGTCTCTTCCGTGCCGTTTGCCGGCTCGGCGGCGACCGGCTCCGGCGGTGGAGGCATCTGCATCGGCGGCGCCATCATCGGCATGCCCATCGGCGGAACCATTCCCATCATCGCTCCGGCCGATCCCGCTGCCGGAGTGGTCGCGGCTGGATATTGCCCGCTTCCGGTCATCGTGACGTTGCACGAGTCCTTGGCCGGATCGCCGCCGAGCGCCTCCAAAATCATCTGCGCGCACTCGTTCGGAGAACCAGGCTGAGTATCGCCAGGAACAAGAGAGATATTCGCTTGAATGAACATTTGCCTCCTTAGTTTTCTGCTAGGTAACGGAAACCAACGAACGATACCCAAGCACCCGGAGTTACGCTGCTGTCCAGCGTTCCATCGGAGTTTAGGCGAAAAGTCTCGTCCGCCTTGCCTTGACTGTTTGCTGTATGAATAATGAGGGTACCAGGCGTAGCCGGACGATACCCGACAGGCATTTGAAGACATCGAGTTGAACTGCCAACGACTGCAATCCCTACGAACTCGACAAAGCCATCCGGCATTCTACGGAAGTAGACATCGCCGTACGGAGCGCCATACCCATACCAACCATTCTGCCATCCCACGTAGCTTGAGATTGACTTCCAGTTCGCGTCAGCTCCGTAGAACGTCCGCACCCAAGGAGTCCATCCGGTGCTCGCCTGGTACTGGCGACGATACTCGACATTCAGGGTGGAGGTATCGTTGAAGACCTGCGTCAGCCATCCCGGGTTGTATGCGTCTACGCGGATCGTTCCGTCCGCGTAACCGGGAGGCGGCTTGTTGGCGGCATTCGCTTGGACGTAGTACCAACCATTCGCTGTCGCCAAGTTACAGTCGTTGATGATGTTGTTCGGATAAGCAGCGTTCGCTAGACGGGGTACTTGCGTTCCTTCCATCCACGGCGCTGCCGGGTACCAAGCACTCCAGTTGTTGACCCCAATCCTACGACGCATGTAAAAGCTGTCATTTTCGTACCTGTACGCGATCTGCCTTCCTACATCATTCCCCGGAGCGCCGTTGGGGTCAGTCTGCAGGCTGAAGATGAGTCCGTATCCACCTGGATAGTTAGGCCAACCATCCCAATACTGAGACCATCCATTCGGCATTTGGTTCGCGTCGTACGCAAAGCCGTAGTAAGCAGCTTTGCTATTTAGACGCTGCGGCAGGTTGTTGTCCCCGACAGATGCCGGATAGACTTGAATCCATGGCCCCCAGTTGTACTCCTGCTGACGACGAATGTACATATCGTCTACGGTGTATGACTGCCAGACCTGGAGACAGTTCCTCGGGTCGTTCATAGCACAGACGAGGAGCTTTCCATGATCACCAGTTGGCGCGTTCGCGGAACCAGAACTAACCCAGTACCACCCGCTGCCTAGTTGCTGGTTACAGTCGGTCAGAGCTGGCCATGCGTGAGACTGAATGCGAGCCGGTAGGTTCGTATCGTTGACTGTGATAGCTCCAGCCGGAATAGGAGAGAGTTGCAACCAACCTTGCCATACACTTCCCTGCATATTGCGCCACCAGATCTCGTTCCCATAAAGACTGTACGCGATCTGAACTCCATAACCCGGAGACCCCCACATGATCTGATGAACGTACCACTGCACAGGGCCGGTGGGAGGTAGATTGACGCTGTTGTAGTTCGCGAAGTACCACCCATTCTGCTGTTGGGTGTTGTTCAGATCGAGAGTATTCATGCTGAGACTTGCTATGCGGGGAGGCAGTGTTGCATCGCCAATCGGAGAGATCTGCGTCCATCCCGTCCACCCGCCACTTCCTCCATTACGAACAAAGATGTTTTTGGCATCATAGAGGTAGTACGCGACCTGAACGATGTAACCTGGGTTCAGGGCGAGAGTCTCCATCATGAACTCGCCGACGATAGGCGGACGGTTCGCCGCGTCTCGGTTGAACTCGTACCAACCATTCTGCGTCATGTTGTTACAGTCGCTCTGATTGGTATCAGCGAACTGCCTGATTGTTGTCCGGAGCGCCGCATCCTCGACCGGCCAGATCTGATGCCATGGCTGCCAGGCGTAGTTCGTAGACCGGCGCCAGAACACCGCGTCTGTATACATCGGATGGTACATCTGGAATGTTTGCCCGTTATTCCCGGATCCCCAGTTCATACAGAACAAGAATCCGTATGGGTAGTAGCCAGCAGGCTGGTTGACGCCGTTATTGAGACGGTACCAACCGCTGTCGTAGACCGCATTGCAGTCTGTGATCGACGGCCCGACGGTTTGCAGGCGACCAGGGAGCTGAGTGTCGTCTGTAGCTCCGGTACCAAAGATTTTGACCCACGGCTGCCAGACATCCCAAGCGACGCGACGGAGCCAGATCTCGTTGTAGTAACAGTTGAACGCTATCTGCTCAACGACCGCATTTGGAACATCCGACTGATTCTGTGTGTACGATGTAACCAACAGGTTGAACGGGTACCCTGCCTGCGGATTATTTGGGTTCCCCTGCCCGGAGTGATACCAACCGCTCGACCGAGCCTCGTTCGCATCATTGACGTGATTCGCGTTCGTACCGTCCATGAGTCTCGGCGGGAGCGGCGACACAGGTTGTTTGAAGTTGGGATCCCACCAGGTAGCGACCCATGGCTCATTGTTGTTGTCGAAGATCACGAGAACCGTATCGCCAGGACTGGGCAGATTATCGTTGCCGCCCTGCACCCACGGAACATCCGGGAAGACGAGATCCGGGTGCATGTCCGGGATCATGATGTCCATCGAGTCGCCGTACTTACTCGGCGGTCTATTGACGACACCCTTGTAGATCTGTCCGAGCGCGACGTCAGGAGGAGTGATCTCTTGATATATGTCGCTCATAGCGGCAGGAAGCTCCGGATGATGTAGGATGGATACTCTCCCAACTGCGTCTCGTGGATGCCGGCCGATCCGCCGATCTCGATACACTTGCCATTCCCGATGTAGAGCGCAGCGTGAGCGCAAGCACCACCTGGGGTGTCGTAAAGAATGATGTCCGCTGGAGCCGGAACTATCACGGTTGTACCTACAGACGAGTCGCGCAGAGACCAGGTGTTCCCGTTGCCGTCGTAGTTCGTATTGTTCGGATCCGAGCAACCAGCTTCCTTGTAACAGAGGATGCAGAACGAGGAGCAGTCGATCCCGGTACCCGTATGAGCGTCTGCACTCCAAAGCGTCTTCGGGTACGGCCGAGCTTCATTTACTTGTAGGGCCATTTCTGCTGCTCGGCCAACGCGCGCTTCGCGATAGCAACAACAGACTTGCGATCTCCGTTGTTGGCTCCGGGGATACCGCCGAATGCCGCTTGATTCTGTCCGGTTGCCTGAGAAGCGCCCGCCAGAGCATTACCGCTACCAGTCGCCCATGTAGGAAGGGTGAAGGTGTCCGTAGCAGGCTCGGGTAGCTTCGGTTGAGGCTTCGAAAGCTGAACGTCTGCGTTGTCATCGAACAGCGAGCGCGAGAACGAGTTGACGAGCCATCGACCCTCCAGCGGCCCCATGTCGGTCAGAACGATCAACGATCCAGGCGGCGCGAGGAACAGCCCCACCTGACAAGGCAAGTCAACTGTCGCGCCCTTCCGACCGACATCGTAGTCGAATCCGATCCCCATGACTCCGGGAGTCTCCTCGTTGATCGTCGCGATGGGCTGCGTCTTGAACAGATCGTCGTCGTCCAGGAAGTAGAAGACACCACCGATGAAGAAGGCGCGCCAACCTACCTCGGACGCGAGCCGCTGAATGCACGTCCAGTTATCCTCTCGCTTCCACCAACCTTTGTTCCGGGTCGGCGGGATCCCTCTGTAGTAGAAGTACGATCCATCGTTACCCGGATTCGTCCAGGTTTGACCCATCGCGTTGGCAGTAGCGGCGCTGCCCTCTGTTGTACCGTCGCTTCCAGGCGCTCCGCCCGTTACCGCGTTACCCTCGCCGCCCGGTGGAATCCCGAACGCGCTGACGATCCGCTCCGCTTCCTGGCGCCATTGCCCGTAGAGAGTCGGATGGCCGCTGCGCTGGACTCCCTGACAGAGATCGTTGAAGCTCACTTCCGGGTTGTCCGAGTCGTACTGGATACATTGTTTGAAGAACATCCGGCTTGACGTCGCAGGGTCATGGCGGTCGGAGTAGCTCCCCCACCCTGTGTCGATCTGCTGGAAGAGACCGACGCTGGTGCCATCGCCGCCCGCGAGGTTGTAGAGATTCGACTCCTGCATCGCCGTCATTATGCCGGCCACGAGTACCTTCCGTCGAGCACCCATCTGCTGCCCCACCGTCAGGATCGTGTTCGCGTTCTTGATCTGCGCCGAATCCATCCTCTTGTGCTTCGAAGTCAGCGGCCCGCCCGAGATCGCATTCGTGAACTCGGTGACCGCGTTCCCGATAGTCGTGAATATGTTCCCGAAGCCGTCGCCCTTTTTGGTCTTCTGAAGTTTCTTGGGCTTGAGGATCTTCGTATTGATGTCGGCGGGGATTCCGCTCGCGCTCGCGACCGTCGGATCAGACCACTGCGTCGCAACATCGGTCTGTTTCGCGATATTCTGCACTTGATGAAGATGGGGGATCACGACCGGGATCTGAACTTCTTTGACCTCGCGAATCAGGTTGAGCACGAACTCCGCGCGAGTCGTCTTGTCCCGGCTCGCCCACTTGACCCATTTCTTCGCGTTCTCAGGTGTGTAGTTCGTCGTGTCCGGCTTCGGGTACGAGCGCAGCAGAGCGATCTCGCGCTGCTCGAAGGTCAACTGAAGCTCGTCGCTCGCTGCCTGCTTGGAACAGGAGACGAGCCGGAACCACAACCCGTCAATCTGGATGTCGAGCTTCGCGTTGAGAGCCCAAGACTGAAGGATCGCGCGGTCGTAGTCATTCAGCGTCACTTCGACGGTACTCGCTCCGTCGAGCGTTCTGTTGACGACAACGTCGATCACCCGGTCAGTTGAGTCGAAGAGGATCTGGCTCTTCAAGTAGACAACGAGCTTCCCAAGGTCGAGATCCTTCCCCATCATCTCCCGCTGGATCTCGTTCGGGTTGAGCTTCGAAAGCTCCAGCTTCCGGACAGCGGTGAGTGCTTTCGACTTGGGCGCCATTACGGAATCCTGATCGTCGTCTTGGCCGGGATATTGTTCGGGTCACGGATCTTCGGATTCGCTGCTTTGATCTCCTTCCAGCGCGATCCGTTTCCGTACATTGCCTTGGCGATGTCCTGTAGCGTCTCGCCCTTCTTCTGGGTGACATAGGTATTCGGCAGAGAGTTGGTGAGAACGATCTTCAGGCGCTGCTCAGAGACGAACTCGGTCAAATGCACTATCGCGTCCTGGCGCAGCCGGAAGAACTGTCCACGAGGAGTCTGAGACCAAAAGACTTCGGTGCCCCAGTCGATACTGGTGATCACCCATGTCGCGCCGCCGATAGGTAGCGCGCCGTCGATCTTGACCGTAGGTGGCGGATTGAAGTCCGACCCGACTGACATGACTTGGAGGCGACGGATGTCTTGCTCGACGCTCTCCGACGCCCTCCAACCATCGAAGAGAACCGGGACATCCATCTGGTACGGTTGCCGGCCAGTCCATTGCGTCAGTCCGGTTCGCCGCGGCCGGTCTACAATCGTCCAACCGCCCTCACCGCCGACGATGGTAGCGGCGTTGTCCCCGCGCAGAACCTTGACGACCGATCCCGCGCTCGACCGGAAGGTGTACAGGTACTTGGTCGGGATTCTCATCCGCGCGCCTTCGCTTTCTGATTGTGCTTAGCTACGCTCGTGGCTACCTGCTTCCCGTCGATATGGACATGGTTATGGATCGTCGTATGGATCTTTGTGTTCGCAGCGTTACCGGACGCGAGCGCGGCGGCGATCTGACTTTGAGCGGTCGGGATCGAACCTGAGTCAGCAGGGCGACCGATACCCGGTTGATTCCATACGCTGGTCGCTGCGCTCCCAACCGCGCCGGCAACTCCTTTGACCGCGCCGACGATCCAAGTAGCTCCTGGAATCTTCTTCCAGAGACCGAGTAGCTGTTCGATCTTCTTGATAGCTTTGTTGATCCAACCGATCATCCCGGTGAACCATCCCGTAATCGCCTTCACGACATCGAGGATGTCTTGCCAGTACTTCGACAGACGGCCGACGAGATCGTTCCACATCCTGTTGAGCCAGTTGTAGATCGGCTTCAGCGTCAGATTGTAGAGATCGTCGAGGAGCTTCTTCAACGAATGCCAGTGATCGTAGAGGAGTCGAGCGGTAATCAGCAGAAGCCCGAGGATCGGAGCGATCAGCATCAGGACGACGGCCATCAACTTCCAATGTTCCCAAATCCAGTGGAATGTCGTATTGACGAGGTTATGGAACCACTTCCACTTGAAGTAGAGGATCACCAGGCCGGTGACGAGGAGGATGACGGCCGCGACTATGAGAAGGATCCATCCCGCAGGCGTAGCGAGGAACGCATACGACGCGGCACCGAAGTCTACCAACGCCGGAATCAGCTGCGTGCGAATCGCGATGCCAAGAGATCGAACAGCTTTCTCGATACCCGTCAGCGACTTGTACGCGCCCGCGCCCTCCTTGACCCAGATCTTCCCCATCAGGATCCCGTACATTCTCGTGGCCTTGGCCTGCATCATCGTCCAGAAGACATCGAGCTTCTTCATCGTGAACGTCTTCTTGGTCAACGTCGCTTCCAACCAAGTCATATCCGCGAGCTTCTTCTTCATCATCGCCGCCCGCCACATGACGAGACGGTCGATGACGTAGAGACCAATCAGTAGCGTAGTGACCGGGACGAGAAGCCATGATTGCTTCGTCAGAAACTTGAGTGCCCTCAGAACGAGGTTCGTGATTGGCGAGAAGAACTCAAACACGCTGACGAGGATGTACAGAGTCGGGAGTAGTCCGTTCTTGATGATGTTCCAGAATATCTTGATTACCTGGACTCCCTGTTTGAAGAACTCCAAGAACGGCTTCATCCATGGGAAGTCCTTTGTGACTACTCCGAACACCTGATCGAGACTGATCCTCCCCTTCTGCTTGACGATGATCGCCGAGATCCCGTCGAACATATGCAGGAGCGACGGCAGCACGCCTCGGCTCGTTCCCTGGAACTGTCGAAGAGTGAGCGCCCCGAACGTCTGAGCAATGTCATCCTTGAGCGTCGTCAGCTGACCGTGTAGCGTTCCCGCCTGACGCCGAGCGGCATTCATGTAACCTGGCGTCGTCTCGATGTACTTATTGATCGCGTCGAGAACGGTCTGCGCGGGAATCCCGAGCTTGGAGATATTGTGAAGCTGATCGCCTGTGACTCCAAGCTCCTTTGACAGAGCGCCGAAGATCGGGATGCCGTCGCGCGCGAGCTGGTTGACAGTGAACCCGGTCAGCCGTCCCTGGTACGCCATATGCTGGAGAGCTACAGCGACTCGGTTGAGTTGCATCGGGCTTGTTCGGCCGGTCGCAGACAGACCGTCGATCATCGACTGGATCGTGGTCGTCACCGTCTGCGCCGAGATCCCGAGCGGCTGCATCGCCAGGTACATCGCCCGGAACGAAGTCGTGATGTCCTTGAACTGGAACGGTGAATACTTGGCGATATTGAACAGCTTCTCCAGCTCACCGCGAACCGCACCGGTGCCGTGCATCACCGGTAGCAATGCGGTCGTGGCGCTTTGCATCGCGGAGTTGAAGTCGTAGCCCATCTTGAGACCGGCTACGGCCATCCCTGTAATCGCGAGGGTTCCCATATAGGCGTAGCGCCGCATAGTGAACAGCGCCTGGTTCATCGCCCACGACCGCTTCGTTGAGACGGTAGCGGTCTCGCCGTACTCGTGTACCTCGCGCTTGAGTCCTGCAACCGCGCCGGTGACCGCCTCTACTCCGACGAGTGACTCACGCCATCCGGAGAGCACCATCCGGATTTCAGCCAGAGATGCAGACGCCCAACCCATTACCGCTTCATTGCCTCCGCGAGCTTCGAGATGATCTTGTTGGCGAGATCCTCATTGAGCAGCAGTAGGGTCTTCTGGTACTCGGCCGCAATGGCGAGCATGACTGATCTCTTCGCGGGATCAGTTGTATCCAGGAACGTCCAGACATCCTGGCCAGAAATAGCGATCTGGGCTGCTGCTTTGATCTCATCGGGAACTACGCGAGCACTTCCCCCAAGAACTCCTCGTCAACCTTGAGTCCGGTGTTGTTCATCCAGCGGTTGAGGAGGATCCCGTACTGGCCCACCATGAACTCGTTTCCGCCAAAGACGTAGTACAGAGCGACGCGCGAGTTGTCGTCCTGCACGTCCGGCGTCCACCCGAGGTAGTGCGCCATCATTCCCCAGGTCATGACGTGGGAGCCGCCGTTGGTGTCGTCGCGTATCTCCACGTACTGGTCATCCTCGGGACGATCCTCGTCCTTGAGATAGAACCCGCGAGTGGAGTTGACGATCAGGTCGAGGAGGACACGCATGTTGCGCTCTCCGCGATCTCGCGTCTCGTTCATGACCCGGCGACCGATCTTCTCTACCTCGGCCCGATCCATGAGCCGATGTCTTGCGTGGACGCCGTACTTCTCATAGCCGGTGAGCGGGAGGAACACGTCGTGCGTGTCGGCGATCTCATTGCGGCGAAGCCTGAGTTGTTCAGCGAGGGTTTCCGGCCCTTTGACCTCTTCGTCGGTGATCTCGGTGACGAGAGGCTGGGCCTCATCTTCTATATTTGTCATGGCCGTCCTTACTTGTTCGCCCCGACAGCGGTGGGTGCGGAGTCGATGGTGCACACGACGGAGAGCATCGCCGGATCGGACGACGACTCCGAGTTGTGCTCGGGGAGGGTCACGGTCTTGAGCGTTCCCCGGTAGACGATTGCCGGCGTGTGCTCCGCGCCGTACTTGTCCATCGGGAAGACCGAGATCTGGATGTTCGCCTTCCCGACCGAGTTCAGAAGCTCCTGGATCCGGAAGTGATCGCGATGGATCCGGTAGTTGCGGGTCAGCGTGACCTGCTGCGGCAGGATCCGACCGCCGAGGCTGTACGGATCCTTCATGCCGCCTGGGTAGTACAGGCGCTCCTCCGAGTCGAGATCGCCGCCGGTCTTGGTGTCCCAGATTCCCCAGTCCACCATCTCGGGCGGGTTCTTCCCGAAGTGTCCAGCTCTCATGTCTTCGACCATGAGAGCTACCAGGAAGGTGTCCTGGCGAGTGCCCAGGAACCCTGCGGTGCTACTCATTGATTACCTCCTCTCATCTAGCCGGTGATCGGCTGCTTGAAGACTTCGATCTGCACCATCTCGGCGAACTCGCTCATGCGGACGTTCAAGACGGCGTGCAGCTCGTGGTTGGCGATGGTCTGCGGGGTGTTCACCGACGAGCCGGTGTCCACGAAGAACGCATCATCCGGCGTCGCCCCGTAGAGATCGCCCGCGTTGTAGTAGCCCTGCAGCAGACCGGTGAGCGCCCCGTTGAAGAGCGCGATGGTCGTCGTCGTGATCTTGTCGAACATGAAGCCCTCACCGAGCGACTGTGCATTCGCGGCGATGCCCATGTAGAGCCGAGCGCAGCCGAAGTTGACCCAGGTCTGCTCCGCGACCGGATCGACCAGCGAGCGCCAGCCGTAGTTGCGGAACGTTCCATACATCGAGCGGATCACGTTGATCCCGCCGGTGTTCAGCTGCTGGCGAACGGTATCGCTTACGGGCAACTCGGAGAGACCGAGCGCCGTGAGCGTGATCCCCGCATCGCCCGCCGCTGCCTGATCCACCCCGAGACCGGCCGAGTCGTTGCGTCCGAGCATCCCTGCGATGATCGCAGACGGAGGAACGGTGCGAATGGATCCCTGGACGATGCCCGCGACCTGCACCCACGGCCAGAACATCGCCGCGAACTTCTGCGCTCCCGTCCGCGAGGCGGTCGCGCTCGCGAGGAGAGTGGCGACGGTTGCGGTGTCCGGAGCATCGAGGATCGCGACCCTCGCGTGACTGCCGGCGTGAGAGACGAGTTGCTGATGCCCCACGTCGGTCGTACGACCCGGAGCGCTGACCTGGCCAGGCCCGAAGTCGGTCGTGATCGAGTCGAGCGCCGCCTGCCACTGAGCATCCACGATGTTGTTCCGGTCGTCGGTACCGCCGGTGAGAGCCGCGGCTGCGATGTTCGCCGGGTCGTTCGCAGACGGCCCTGCGGCGAAGCGGATGTTCGCGGAGTTCTGCGCCCAAAGGATCGCTGTGGGCGGGTCTGCGAGATCCGGACTGGTTTCCACTTCGACGCCGCCGATCACGACGAACACGACGAAGCTCCCGGCGAGCTGACCGTTGCGGACACCGACCGAGATGGAGTTGCCGGACGCACCCGGCCCGAGCGCCTGCGCGATCAGCGAGACCGCGCCGCCCGAGTCGAGCAGGTTCTTGGAGGCGGTGACGGCCGCTGGGCCGACCACCCGGCAGACGTAGGCGTACGCACCGCCTTCGCGGAAGTAGGTGTCGAGCGCGTCGTACAGAACGCTGTACGAGACGCGCTGCCCAAACAGAGCGGTGTAGTCGCTCATGCTCTGGATGAGCGTCGGCTTGGTTGGCCCTGCGTCGGCCAACCCTACGGCAAACCAGACGCCGGTGTCGGTCGGAGCACCGAGCGTCGGCGGCGTCGGCCGCAGGGTGACGTTGACACCAGGGCGAATGAGGACGGTGCTCACTTCTCACTCTCCTTGGTTTCGATTTGCGGTGCGTCCGGATCCGGCTTGGCCTCGGACGCTTCGGCCTGACCTGCTTGCTGCGCGCCGGGAACGTCTGGCACGTAGTCGCTGGCGTCGATCAGAGTGCCATCGTCCAGCAACATCTGATTGTGCCCGACCAGATCTTCGGGGGCCAGCGTGACGTACTCGCCCGGAGCGAGCGGTTGACCGCTCTCCAAGACGGTCGCGTGGTCACCGACGAAGCGGTATTGCGTCGGCCCTCCGTTGCCACCACCCGGAGGCTTCTTTGGCGTTGGCGGCATCTAACCCTCCTCTATTTGTTCGATGTCGGTGAACACTGCCTCGACTTCCGGCCCTTGTGTCCCTGGCGGCTCCATTGGGTAGAGCGGCCCCATGTTCGTGTTCCACATATCGAGTACCTGGACACGACCGATCACATGAGCTGATCGCATCGTCCGAGCCTGCTCGATGTCAGGGAGATCGGTATAGGTCTCGTCCAGTATGTCGGTACCGTTGAAGTACCAACTCTCATCTAGGCTGCCTTTCTGACTGAGGATGAGTCGAGCAGCCGCGCCATACGTCTTGGCCAGGCGCTCCGAGTTGTCCTCAGTACTCGCGGCGGCGATGACGCCGACGCCGAAGGCCCACCAACCGTTCATCATCCCGTCGCCGTCGCGACGAGGATGTTCAGTCATTCCCGGCGAGACGACTACTACAGCCGGCATCTTGTCGTCCGGGTAGGAGTCGAATGCCCACCGCTCCACGTACGTCTTTGGGAGCGGGATCTCGCCTATCGTCCATCCACGCTGGTACTCGATCTCGCGGATGTACGTTTCCATCCAGAGCTTGAGAGTCGCGATGATCGCTCGCGTCAGCAGGCTGCCGTCAAAGATCGGCCCGAATACGTCGTCAGTCGGTTCCCACATCATCTGACCTTCATCGCGTCGATCACGTACTGCTCGCAGATCCTCGCCCATTCTCGGACATCACTGTCCAGGAAGGTGGCGAACGGACGAGCGGGGAGATCAGACCGTCCGCCACCCTTGTCCTGGACATTGGCGTACGGGAGGTTTGATGCGAGTCTTACCTCGGAACGAGTGATCTTGAGTTCCATCCCCGGATCTCGGCGCAACGTCATCGAGTCGCGGAGAGCGCTGGTGGCTACCAGGATGATCGGCGGATAGCCCTCGCGCATCTTCCGCTCCAACGTGTAGGCGGACAACTGCTTCCACGAGCCGCCGCCGCGCCGACCTTGGGAGCCGAAGTTGATGTCGATCACTTCCATCATGTCCTCGGCTACTACTTCCAAAGCTGGCTTCATATTGCTGAGCGCCGTCATGCCTTCACGCAGGCTCAACTCGACCTCATCGACGCCGATGATCGTCAGTCTGAGCGCGCCGCCGGGCACTAGAACGGTCTCCAATACATGTCATCATCCGGCGGGTACCGATACTTGGGAGTTCCGCCCGCGCCCGCGGCGGCGTCAGCGATGTCGCCGCCCGACTCGACGGAGATGATCGCTTGACTCAGAGTCTTGACCTTCTCATCGAACAGCGTCTTCAGCTCTGGGTAGACCGAGCGATTGGTCGCAACCTCGTTCGCGTAGAACGTGATCTCGATGTACATCGCAGCGCGGATGGCACAGACGTGCTGCGCCTCACCGATCAGTTCATCGGGGATGTCAGTCCCGAGCAGAGGGATGCAATCGTCCACCGCCTGCTGGATGATGATCCGCGCTTCGTCGTCGGTCGGCTGGGTGACATCGGTGAATGTCCCCAGGACGTTCCCGTTGTCATCGCGAGTACGCGAAAGGATGACGTGCCCGACATCCTGCAGAGTCGGCGTCCACTCGATGGGCTCTCCGTTGAACGTCGGCGGCGTTGCCTGAACGTTGTTGAGAGAGTCACCAAACGAGATTATGTACCATCCGTGCTCGATGGTCGCGTTGCTAGTCGTGATGTTCCTGGACATCGGGTCGGTCGGATCGGCGTCCACCGGCGACAGAGCCTGAGTGTCGATCAGATTGTAGACTCCATCCTCTGTGTCCGACTCTTCAATCATCACGGTCGTCCAAGGAACGTTGTCGAACCGAGGCACCGGCGTGTAGTCGAGGAAGCTGACGACGTATGTTTGTACGACGCTCATCTAGCCCCCTACGCTACCCTCCGGGGCGACGGAAGTAAAGCCCCGAGACATTTGGATTTTTCCTCCCTCCGAAGACATTCAAAGCCTCGCTCTCTGAGTCTCCGGGGAACCGATCTCTAACTCAGCGACCGCCCGAATGGCACACAACCTCCTGCCCCCGGAGCGGCAGGAGGTTGCTCTTGTGCCAGGCGTTCATGACTACCCCGAGATGACCGCGTTCAGCCCCGCCTCGACTCCCTTGCGAGGCTCGCCGTCGGTCGCGATGTTCTCGGCCTGGAGCAGCCGGTGGGCCAGGTCGGGATCGTTGCCGGCGAGCGCGACCGTCTCGTTCACCGTCAACTCCTTGCCCTCCGGGTTCGCACCCTTGATGTACTCCGCCAGCTCGTACTCGCCCATCGAGCTGACATCGCCGCTTGAACCGGACGAGAGCGGCTGATCAGGGTTTGCGCCAGCCTCGATCCGCTCGCGCTCGGTGTCCGTGTAGAACGCATGCGACTTCTCGCCCTTCATCTGGGCGATGAGGCCGATCTGCTCCAGCGTGACGGTCTCGCCGGACAGCGCCTCACGAGGCTCGATCACGGTCGTGCCGGTCGGATCCTCGCTCTGGACGGTGTACAGGAACCGCAAGTTGCGTACGATCCTGTCATCGCCCTGCCCGCTGTACTCCTCGGGCACCTCATACCCCGCCGATTCCTTCTCGGTGGGGTCGATTCCGTGTAGCTCTGCCATCGCCCCTCCTTTACCCGGCGAGGTTGGTGAACTTCAGGACAGCGAAGCGGTTGTCCGCGAACATCAGCGGGCGGACGCTGCTCTGCGTCCAGTACCGCTCCGTCTCCTGCTCGTACCACTGATTCGTGTTCAGCGGCTGCTCCGTGCGCATCTGACCGACCTGGTTCTGCTGGACGACGTACGCATTGCCCGCGGGCACGCGGTTCGTCACGAAGATCGACAGATTGAGCGAAGCGAGCAGGTTGTTCAGATCCGGCCCGTAGATCCGGGCCAGCTGCAGGTACTCCTGCGGGTTGAGGATCCAGAGATCGTA